TTCTTAAGGTGGTGTGTCATTCACTTATTTCTTTGTATAGAATTGAGCTTTACTTCCACCAGTCCCTTCTCCTGTTTTCTTCTTAGCTTTACTTTTAGTTTGACTAGACTTCTCGGAAGAAGACTTAGAATAGTTTGCAGAAACAGTATCACTAACTTCTGGTGTGTCGTCGTCTTGAGGCCTTAGAGAACGAGTGTTTCTTTCCACAAACTCTTGTATTCCTTCCATACCCATTTCAAATGATTTCATGGCATCACTACTTGCTTCTCCTATATTACTTTGTGCTGCTCTAGTCTGCTCATCTAACTTTTCTCTCTTGTATTGCCTTGCATTTTTATTTCGTGCTTCATTCTGCCTCTGTATATTTTTTGCAGCATCTCCCAAAGAACCGCCTATTGATCCGCCCATATTTTATCCTTCATTAATGAATAGTCTCCAATCCCCGCCTTCTGTGCCGGAATGGTGACTAAGTTTTTTAGATAGTAAAGAGAAATAAGGTGACTCAATTTCGCATGGCAAAACAAATTTATGGATTCCTTCATTAGCTAGAAGGGCACCCATTGCTTGAAATACTGAATACGAATCTCTTCCTCTTATTTTTTTAGTATGCATCCACCAATAAACTGTGGGACTGAATAAACAGAATGCACCTACAATATCATCAACCTTCATGACCACATGAGTTGGCATGAGTGGATACCTGTTACCATCCTTCTCTGCTTCCTCATAAACTTGTAGTCTTTCTTCTTCTGATGCTATTGGTCTTATGTTTAAGTGTGTAAGTGTTCCCATATTACCTGTGTGTGTTTAATTTATACTGACAGTCCTCCACCTTTGTATTTTGAGTGAGAAACTGACTTTCCTTTACCTTTAGCTTTCTTTCTATACTTCCTGTGTTTACCTGTTGATGCGTCTTCCGAAGATTTAGGTTCCATATCTAACTCTGCTTCTTGAAGTTCTGGCACATCCATCTGAGCAGGTGGAGGTACAGGAGGAGGCATCTTAATTTTCGGAGGGGTTGTTCGTCCACCCATTATCATCCTCATAAAGTTGTGTTAATAATTTGACTACTGATTGTTGTCCTTGAAGAAAAGCTATTTCTTTTATGTCCGTTCCTGTCGGTACATTTTTAAAAGGAGGTAATCTATCAGGAAACTTATCCTCCAGATATTTAATTAATTCCTTTGAAATCAAGTTATAGTCCATAAATGTCCTTATATTTCACAGTTACCAGCAGTACAGGCTAACTCTTGGGAGCCAGAAGTACTGTCAAGTGTTTCATATTTAAGAAGATTGTCCCAATTAATAGTGGGTAAACTCTTGCTTAATGTGTCAAATTCTTCCTCAGAACACTCTGTATACGGTGCTTGCTTATAAATGTAGTCAGAGTAAGGTAAAAATGATACTCCAGATATGTCATCAAAGTTTTTGAAGACGAAAGAACCGACCTCAAGCCACTCCTCTTCCTTAACGGAAATAGTTTGGCTAACTTTGTGTTCTGCCCAAAACTTAGAATAAATACCATGAAGTTCTAGCTGACCAAGAGCGGAGAGATCTTTTCTGGTTAGAGAATACTTAGGGGATCTCATGGGGAAAGAAAAGACCATGACATTACTGGGATTAGTTATGTCAGGTTCGTAAGGTACCCCACTATCAATCAGTAGTGTGCACAGGGGATCTTTTACATCAGTTCTAACTGTTCTAATGTAGTAAGGACTGTGGCGTGTGTGGATTCCAGAAGAAGAGTCAACAAGTTGACTAACTGTTCCAGAAGGTTTAACGCAAGTTATACTAGCAGACTTGTTTATACCAAGTTCATCAGCATGTTTTTCGTTAGTCTTTATAGCTTTTTCTCTTAGCTTAGTAAGTAGATTAGGGAGGTTTTCACCACTTGACCCATTAGTAAGTGGGCAATCCATTATACCTGTGAGTGAGACACCAAGTAGTCTCTCCTCTTCACAGTTTATTTTCCACTTGTTAGTTAAGTACCTAAAACTTGTTAGGGTGGACTGCCATGTACCTAGTATTGTTGCAAGTTCTACCTTCTTTAGTAAGGAGGTTGGTGTGTCATCACTTCTAACTACTGCTTCAGTTAAGTTACAAAACTCTCGTGGTCTCAGGATTATCTCTGAACATGGGTTAGTACCAAAGTCATCTCTCTCTTCTCTCCTGTCTCCTTTAAGTGGATTATTTATGTCTACATTTAAGTTATTAACATGCTTCTTAGCATTAGCACTACTGAATATACCACGTTCACCAGACTTTGAGTTATATAAGGCTTGCCATTCCTTTAGAAATGTTCCTACATCTGGATTACCATGATAATTAGCAGAGTTATTAGCAAGAGCACGTTGGGATTGTCTACCCCACCACTCTCCTGATTTACAGGTACGCATCTGTTCATCACCTACATCACTTAAGGATAGCAAGGCACTCCTTCGTACACCACCCACTACAACAACCTCTGCTGTCTTACATACTAAGTCATGACATTGTAATGGAGTCAGCTTAGTTGATGTTGCATCCTTAAATGTTCTCACAGCAAACCTAAATAGTTCCTCTAAAGGTTCAGGGCCACTAGCTCTACCACCAAAGGTTTTCAAAGGTGCTCCAGCTTCTCTAACCCCACTTACATCCCACTTAGGTATTAAACCAGAATAGAGAAGTGACATTAGTTCTCGGAATGCTTTCGCCCATCCTAACTTAGAGTCTCTAACAACTATAACTGTGTCAGTCTCATGTAATGTCTCAGGTACAAACGGAAGTAAACTAGTGTACTTGTATTCAACTGAGAACCCAACACCTGTACCATTCATGAGGATATAAAGTAACTCATCAAATGATCTTGGAGAGTCAATAGGTAAGTAAGCACAGTTGTAACCTGCTACATTCTCTTTATCTAACGCTTCTCCTGCGGTCATTAGACACCTCATTGACGGCATAATTTGCAGGGAAAGTATTGCACTCCTTAGTACGCTTTCTAACTTCTTGTCTACTGTGTAACCACAGTTCTCTTTGAGATGTCCTTTAAAGAACCTGAAGTACCTGTCTACTGTTTCCTCCCATGTCTCTCTTCTTTGTTTAGAGTAGTCCCAACGTGAGTATCTTGAGAGGTGAATATACTGTTGGTACTGTGTCGGTAATGTGTTACTCATGCTTTTTCTACCTCTAGTTCAATAAGTTTTTCTAAGTATGTTCTTGCTTTAAGTAAGTCATTTACTCCACCTTTATGTGGGTATCGAGTAATGTATTTAATCACGTTTCCCTCTAGAAAGTCTAACTCATTAGAAATTATGTATTCAAGAGGTGTAATACCTAACCCTACGTAATGTTTAGGGCTAGTTACTTCTTCATTCTCATGTACCCATCGTATGTTATCTTGGTCATTGGTACCTCCACCAACCTCTACATACGATTGTGATTGTACATCCCATTGTCGACACTTCTTGGTCTGAGACTTATTTCTCTCTATCTCATCTGTATCATAGTTAGTCATTTCATCCCCCTGTTTGTGGTTCCCAAAGTGAAGGATACTTATCTATCCCATTGAACTGATCCTTTTGTAGTATGTATGCCATCCGAGCTTGAGTAACAATATCTTCTTTAGAATATCCTTTATCCTCGTAGGTCTTTAATACTCCTGTCCATCTGTCTTTACCTTTCTTATCTATATCATCCAGTATTCTTGTGGCAGAAACCTTACCTATTCCAGCACATCCAGAGTAACCATCTACAGAGTCTCCTGTTAGTGTCTGCATTAAAAAGTTTCTCTCTGCCAAACTCTCACTTAAGTCAAATATTTGTTCCGTTTGGAAGTCCCAATGTTTACCGGGAATTGTGAGTAGGTCTTTGTCTGCTGATACTATGCAAGTGTCTTTAGGATTTTGAGTACATAATATGCCAAGAAGATCGTCTGCTTCTAGCCACTTAGACATAGTAGATTTATACTCTTCTGATATGTATTCTCTAGAAGGTATGTAGCACACAGGTTTTCTTGTGCCTATCCTTTTAGATTTGTACTCTGGATTAATGTCTTTTCTAAAGTTTAAGTGTGAACTCAAGCAGATCATAACTGAGTCTGCCTCTGCTTTCTCTTGTAACTCTTTTATTTCTTTGTCGATAAGTCCCTTTACATCCTTAAAGTCACAATGTAATGTCCAAATATCATCACCCCAGTCAACTTCTCTTTCGACAACAAGACAACTTTTGTATACTAAGATGTCTCCATCTATAAGTAATTGCATACTCCCCTTATTTTAGTGTGTCTCAGCCCAATTAGAGCCAAAGTTATACTCTCCTGTTAGTGGTACTTTCAAGCCTAAAAGTTTTCCTGCTTTAGTTATTGAATCAATAGCTATTTTACCTACCTCATCTTCAATACCTTTTCTAACAAGGACTTGAATCTCATCATGAACAAAAGCAACCTGTTCATAGTCCTGTCCCTCTTTAAATCCCTCTTCCTTCATACACTTATGAAACTCTACCACCCACTTCTTACATATAATAGCACCTGCGGATTGGCATAGTGAATTAAGTGAGGAGTGTATAGACCTGACTGGTACTTTTCTACCATCAAGACCAAACAGGAACCCTCTTTCAGCTTTGCTGAACACCTTCTGTCTTAGTTTTTTGAATGCCGGAACTTTCTTAAAAAATAAGTCCTTAAGTTTCTTACCTTCTCTTGCATTCTTACCAACAATCTGTCCGAGCTTGGCATCTCCAGCCCCGTAAAGTAGTCCGTAAATAAAAGTTTTAGCTTGGTCTCTAGAAGGTAAGTTAATAGCCACCCTATTAACTTCGTGTACATCGCCTTCAACAACAGTTTTAGCATAATCACCGCCATCAAAGGCTGCAAGATAATGAGACACAACCCTAATCTCAAGACCTGAAACGTCACAACCGAGTAAGCTAAAACCTTTTGGTGCATAAAATAGTTCTCTACATTCTTTACCATAGAATCCTTTGACACTAGGTACTTGACTGATGTTAGGGTGTGAATGAGAACATCTACTTGAGACTGAACCCATTGTATTAACTGATCCATGTATTTTACCGTCTTTTTCGTGATATAACCAAGCATGTTTTCCCTCTGATAGTTGTCCTATTAGCTTGTTGACTCTAAATGCTTCTGCCATTAGTTGGGCTTCTGAATAAGGTAGCTCCGCTAGTACAGTCTCATCTATTTTTGGTTCGCCTGTAGTAGTGAACTTCTCAGGTTCCCACCCATGAATATCGTGTAGTCTCTTTGCTATGTGTCTGCGAGAGTTTGGATTAAACTCTATCACATTTTCTTTTATAAAGGGAACCCCTTTAACATAGCCTCTAGCTTTGTTATTTACCTTTGGAATAAATGTTTCTGTTTCTGTCCAGTTTCCAAATGCTTTCTTAAGTTCCTTATGAAGTGTATTTCTTTTCTCAGCTAGGATTGCATACAATCTGGATGCCTTTCTTGTGTCAAAAGGAAATCCATTTTCTGTTTGTTTCAAACAAATCTTATGGATGTCATGTTCTAGTCTGATTGACTCTTTAGAGAAGTTTGCTTCAGTCAGCTTACGATAAAGCATGTGATTAAGCTCAACATCATTCTCACAGTACATAACCATCTCATCACTAACCTCCTCAAAGTTTGTGAAGTCTCCCTTCTCAAGCCCAAGTCTTTGACCCCAAGATTTAAGAGAGTGTCTTCCATACATATCCTTACTAATAGATCCTTTCTTTGCATCTCTTACTGCCCTGTTAGGATAGATTAGTTTAGACATGACTAGTGTATCCACCACTTCTTGATTTGAGTCAGGCTCCCATTTGAAAAACTTTTTCAGGATTGGAAGGTCAAAGGATATAATGTTGTGACCTATAATCTTGCTGAAATTTTTTATGAAAAATAGTCCGTCTTCTACTTCATCTCCTATAAAAGAGAATAGTCTATCTTCTTCTATGTCATACACAACTAAACAATGTACTTTAGTGAACTCTTCTATCAGTCCATCTGTTTCAATATCAAATACGCAACTTTTCATAGTTCCCCCCAATTAAAAATTAGTACTTTCTCCTGTCCACTCTTGTTTACTTTCATCCTCAAAAGGAAGATCATCTTCTTCATATAGTATTTCAGTCAGTCTACCTGTTTCACGGTTATAGTCCAAACTACAGGCAATACCAGTTTCTCCTGTCCACCTATTCTTTAGTACTCGTACTGTAGTACGATCTGGTTCTTCACCTTGTTGATCCCTTTCACAACCAATAACTATATCAGATAGTTGTCCTATTGATGCTGACCCTCGTAACTGAGCCATACTAGTCTGTGCCCCATCTTCGTGTCCTTTGTTGCCTTGTGGTCTCTTAAGGTGTGACACAAGTATAAGTCCACAGTTTACCTCTTCTACTAAACCTCTGAGTTTAGTCATCAGGTTATCAATAGTTCTTCTCTCGTCTCCATCTTCAATACCTGATATTACGATTGATATGTGATCCAGTATAATGAAGCCACATCCACATGCAGTCACCATGTACCGTATCTTATTTAAGAGGTTGTCTCCTTCAAGTGAACCCCAATGGTCATACATGTAGATTCTACCTGTGTTTAAGGTATTGTCAAAGGCTTCCTTAAACTCCTCATCTGTAACCTCAACTGTCCCTAGATGTAGTGGCTTATTTAGGTGTATGCCCATGAATCCTAATCCAGTACGTTTGTTGGACTCTTCTAATGCAATGTAACCTATTGTTTCCTCTTGATTCAACATGTGATTGGCAATCTCACGACAAACTTGTGATTTACCTATTCCTGCTCCTGCTGTAATTGTAACAATCTCTCCTCTTCGTATTCCAAGAGTCATTTTATTTATTCCTTCATACGGATACTCACAGGAAGACATGGAATCTTCTGCACTAACAATATCCCATAGGTCTTTACCATTTATGATACCATCTGGTCGATAGACTTGTGCTTGCCAGATACAGTCAACTAATTCCTTTACTCTTCCACTCTTGAGCATATCATTTGCATCCTTTAGTGGCAACTTTGCTATCTTTGCTTTTCCCGGTGGTAAAACTTGAGCACATTCTCTAGCTGCTTTAATACCTGCTTCATCGCTATCAAAACAGAATATGACCTCATCATACCCATTGAGTAGTTCTATGCTATTACGGATAGCTTTTGAAGCTCCTGCTGAACCACTTGGAATAGAATATACAGGCCACCTGTTACCTTGAGACTGAGAAACGGATAGTGCATCAATTTCCCCTTCACAGACTATTGCTTTTTTACCCTTTCCTGACCAGAGATGCTGACCATATAGTACAGCCGCCTTTATGTCTCCTCTAACGTGGAAATCTTTATTTTTAAAGCGTATCTTTTGTGCTACCCGTGTACCACTAGAGTCTTTATAGTTTGCAATTTGAACAGGTTGTCCTGCAACCTCACCTATTCTGTAGTCCCACTTTCTACAGGTCTCTTCAGTTATGCCTCTAGCATTAAGATTTGCTATCTCTCCTTCAACAAAATTCATATTTTTATCCCCTTTTTTTATTACTACTTTCTGTTCTACTCCTGTGTTTTCTCTATACTCACATCCAAAACAGTATGCATGTCCATCATCATACCGTGCTAAGTTATCACGAGAACCACACTTAGGACATGGTTCATGCTGTATGAACTCACTTTCTTCTACGTTGTCCATGTCTTTTCACCATCTTTACTTTCTAAAGTTATCTTACCAACATAAGAATAACCTATTTCTTGTAAAAAGGTAAGCATGTGATTTAACACACCTTGTAATTTATCAGCCTCAAAAGACACCTCAGTATTTTTTGTGATGTCTACTTTGAATCCATAGCGTCCATCACTTGCTTTATATTGTAATGAATAGAACTCTCTAATTTCATCGTTATCCATTCTTTCTATATTGGTATCAATTCCTTTTAAAAAACCTCTCATTGTAACCCCCTGACTTTAAAATTAATTTGATAATTAGATGCCCACCATTCTTCAACATCAAATGAAGGACAGTCCGTTTTTTCTAACTTATTATGCCCAACAACTTTAGCATCCTTGTACATATATGTTAAGGTTTTGATAAGTACATATAGTGCTTTCTGCTGTTGGGCAGAATAATCTGGAGCAACTACACCTCTAGTATTCTTACCACCAACGATACAAATACCAATGGATTGAGTGTCATACTCCTGTAAGTGTGCTCCAATCTCATTAAAAGGTCTTCCAACCTCAATGGTTCCATCTCTTTTTATTATACAATGGTAGCCAATCTTAAGTAGTCCTCTTTTCCTATGTCTTTCGTCAATGTCTCTTGCACTCAAGTTTATATTAGGTTTCGTATTAGTGGAATGGACTATTATATAATTAGTCTCTTTTCTTCTTGACATGTTCTATCCATTCTATAGGTATATTCTCTTGTGCATATTTAAAGTTATGTTTCTCACACCACTCACCACATGTTAGTTTAGAGGTTTGTACTTTACTATTTATATTTGAGAACACAAATCTTATATCTAACTCAGGGTGTGCCTTACGTACTGCTCTATGCTTTCTCTGGTCATTATACCTGAAGAATCCTTTTGCTTCAATTATGATTCCATTAGATAGCACAAAGTCTGGTATATACTTATAATCTATGGTATAAGCAACAGACATTGGTTCATACTCAAATGAACATTTGTGTTTTGTTAAGTTGTCCGCTATCCGTTGCTCAAGCCCAGATCTAAAAGTCACTAGCTTTTTCCTCACTAGATTCAAAAGCCGAACCTTCGTCTACAAAGGTAGTATCCACTTCTGAGATAGACTCGTAACCCTCTTCTACTTCAAATATATCATCTGCATTAACACTAGGTATGTACTCAATAAGGTTAAGCACTTGTACCATGCGTAAACGTAGCTGTAAACCTAAAGACTGTCCATGAAGATATGGAGCTATCTCGTAAGCTATTTTACCTGTTGATCCATTCGCTACTTTTATATTATTAGGAATGGGAGCCTTATTTGGCCCAACTACTACAGGTTTCTGTGTGAAGGTCTCACCAGTTTTAGAGTTTATTCCTGATGCTTTAAGTTTAAAATGAAACATAGTACCTATTTCCATTCCTTCTTCATCAGTCTTACTCTTATACGGAAGCCATTCTTTCCATCCACCCTTCGGGTTCTCAGAAAGGCATCTCTCTTTCCAAGTATTGTGAGCATTATCGACCATCTCTTGGAAATCCTCTGCTTCCTTATCCTTTAAGATAAGTTTAACATGGTACAGACCTTCTGCTTTATGCATTGTATCTGCAACTAGTATGTGAGGATACTCAAATTCACCAACTGGTGTTACTTGATACTTTCCTGCCATATTACTCCTTTCACTGAAGATGAATACAAAATCATGTCATCACAATTTGTGACAGCAAGTTATGTATGTGTGTGTGTATTGTTAAAGTTATGGTCATTACAAGAATGTCCATATTCTACGAGAAGAAATATTTGGAGTCCAGAACTCCTGTAATATCTAGTTCTCCTCTTGATGGTGGCTCTGCAATGTCTGGAATAACGTCCACCACGTTTTCATAAAATTCTTCTAGTACATCTGTCTTAGAGTACATATCAACAAATGATTCTCTAATGGAATTTGCTAGTCGTGGTACAAAGTGTGCGTGTACCCCAAATGAGTCATGTACCACAGAGTAATCATGTATTCCTTCCTTTATGCACCTATTAATAGTTAGTGTGAGTGCAGTTGCATCCATACTATGTACAAAGTTGGGAGACACTCCATTAATTGTCCTTCTCTTGTCTATCTTAGTTGTCTCTTCTAAGATAGTAGGCTTTATTAGTACATTGTCTATATGTGTTGTAATCCTCTTTGCCTTCATACTTGAGTAAATCTGTTGAACCACAAACTTAGAAGGTGTTTCCCATGTTATAGGAAGGTTCTTACTTGCCATCTTTCGTCCAACATCCTGTAACCAAGACATTGCTTCACGAGCTTTGATAACCACTTCACTAATAGCTTCCCAAACATGCTTTGAGAGGTACAGAGAACCTTCGTAGACATGTTCACCAAATGGGTTAATCTTTTCTGACATAATCCTCTCATTCATGGCATCTTCAACATATTCTCTACAGCTAAACCTAGTTCCACCATAGGGTACTACCATTACTGGTCTCTTGGTTATCTTTCTGTCTATCCCAAATGTTACCCACTCTTTTGAGTAAGGTACTCCTGATCTAGCATCCTCTTGTACTTTCTCTAGTACCACATCTGCAACCATCTGGTAAATATCTTGTGGTACATCCTCTGGTGTAAGATTAGTGGCTTTTCCTCCTATTGGGTCTCTAAGCATTGCAGAGAAGTGTTGTAG